CTGCGCCGGAAGCAAAAGCTGTTGTTGGAAAGTCAAGAGCGCCAGCGCCTATTTCGCCGTTGCGCGGTGCAGTAAATACAGTTGATGCGGGATTGGATTCCGATGGGAATTTTCATGGAACGTATCAACAATGGAAAGCTGCCCGTAATTCAAAGAAAATACGCTGACAATTAAACTTTTTCCAAGGAAATTAAAATGTCTAATAACCTACTTACCATCAGCAAGATCACCAACGAAGCGTTGATGGTCTTAGAAAACGAATTGACATTTACGTCAGAAGTTAACCGCGAATACGACGACCAGTTTGCCGTTGTGGGCGCCAAAATCGGTAACACTCTGAACGTTCGTCGTCCAGGTCGTTTTATCGGTACAACCGGCCCAGCGCTGAACGTTGAAGATTTCAACGAAACTTCCGTGCCTGTGACGTTGTCAACACAATTCCACGTTGATACACAATTCACAACGCAAGACCTGGCACTTTCGCTTGATATGTTTAGCGACCGCGTCCTGAAGCCAGCCATTGCTGCAATCGCCAACAAAATTGACTTTGACGGTCTGACCATGGCTAAAAACAGCACCGCCAACATCGTTGGTTCAGCTGGAACGCCCCCAAGCGGCCTGATTACATACCTGACCGCCCAAGCGTTTTTGGACAGCGAAGGCGCACCACGCGACGGCCGCCGTTCGTGCATTATCGAACCATTCACCAGCGCCACTATTGTGGACAGCCTGAAAGGTTTGTTTAATCCACAGTCAGCAGTTACTAGCCAGTATCAGAAAGGCCTCATGGGTCGTGATTCGGGCGGCATGAACTGGAAAATGGATCAGAACGTGATTTCCCAGCGTTTTGGTGCATGGACCTCGACAGCCAGCACATTGACTGCCAATACACAAAGCATCGGTATTGCAACTGGTTGGGCATCATCGTCCACGATTACTTTGACCCACGGCGCTGGTTTGACATTGAACCAAGGCGACGTAATTCAAATTGCAAACGTGTTCGCTGTTAACCCCCAGAACCGTCAGCCATACGGCACCAACAAGATACGTAACTTTGTTGTTCAATCCACCGTTACCGGTGCCGGTTCGAGCACAATGTCCGTAACTGTTGTTCCTGCAATCATTACAGCTGGTCAATTCCAGAACGTGTCGATTCCTACAACTTCCGCAACTGCAACAGTCACACCGTTCAGCATCGGAACTTCGGCAACCGGCACAGTCAGCCCACAAAACCTCGTGATGCACCGCAATGCATTCACGCTGGCCACAGCTGACCTTGAATTGCCAGACGGCGTTCACTTCGCTGGCCGCGCATCAGACAAGGAACTTGGCTTGTCGATTCGTGTGGTTCGTCAGTACACGATTAACAACGACAGCATCCCAACTCGTTTGGACGTGCTGTATGGTTGGGCGCCGTTGTACCAAGAACTTGCTTGCCGCGTTGCAGCGTAATTTAGTGGGGGGTTAATCGCCCCCCGTTAATGAAAATCAAAGGAAAATATCATGTCAAATCCAGGCCCAGCAGTCACTAATACCAACCACCCATCGAACTTAGCAACCAACCAGGCACTTCGCTTGCTGGCGAGCGCTCAAAGCGTGAATCTGAACTCCGTTGCCGACACCGTCGCGCAATTGGTGAACGATTCGGGCAATATCAGCGTTCAGTCAATCATTGTTGCAAACGCAAGCATTGACCTGACTACAGCCCAACTGGCCGTTTTTACCGGACCAGGCGCAACGGGTACAGCAATCAAGAGCGCTTACGCTCTGACGGGCAACACGACCGCGGCCAAAGTGGTCATTACTGCTGCAACATCGACTGACGCTGTAGACGTTTCGCAGCTGTTTGTTCGTTGCACTACCGCCCAGGGCGCAGCTGCAACTGCCGATGTGTTCATTTATGGTTACGACCTGACATTCTTGCCTTAAGCGGGAATGAATTAATGAACTTGGAAAGCCGCCCTCAAAAGGGGTGGCTTTTTCGTATTCAAAGCCTATAATTTAGTATCCAAAGGGGAATTCCATGTTGCCAAGTTTCAGACCAAATGGGCCGACTTACAGAATTACTGTACCGTCTTCCGCATCAACAGCGCTGGCCATTGAGCCTAATACAAACGTTGAAAACAACTACGTCGGTTTACTTAATACCGGCAGCGCTTCGGTTGTTGTAACGCTTGGAACATCAGCGGCCACAACGCCAACAGCAGCAATTCCGACAACTGGTACATCAACGCCAGGAATCATTTTGCCACCATTGATGAATTACCCAATTGCGGTGCCGGCGCCAAGAAACACTTTTTTCATTTCAATTATTGGTACAGCGGCAGCTGGTGAATGTTTTGTGACGCCACTAGCGGCAGGGTAAATTATGACCAATCAGGTCGCAAACCAGCAGACCACAAATATCGTACCGGTTCAGGGTGTTTTTGGCCCTGAGCCAACGTTTACGCCCATTACGCTGGTAGGTCCTGCGGGGTCATTCTTTTACGCCCCCACCAATCCTGTGCAATCAGGGTTAACCATTACGAATTCAACCATTGATTCGTCGGTGATTGGTGGTTCAATTCCCGCAGCTGCGTACTTTACAATTGGTCAAGTGGCTGCCTCTCCTGTTGCTGATGCTGACATTGCCAATAAAGCATATGTGGATTCGGTCGCGCAGGGCTTGGATATAAAGGCATCGTGCCTGTATACCACCACAAACATTGTCACGTTGTCGGGTCTTGGCACTCAGGCCGGTGGTGATTGGCCATCAAGCCTTACGGCGGGTGACCGTATCCTGGTTAAAAACCAAGCCAACCAGGCACAAAACGGTATTTATGCGGCCGCATCAAGTGGTTGGACGCGCACCGCAGACATGAACAATTGGTCTGAAGTGCCTGGCGCGTTTACTTTTATTGAAGACGGCGCAACACTTTCAGCAACAGGTTGGGTGACCACCGCAGGACCAACTGGCACCATTGGCGTGACCAATATGCCTTGGACGCAGTTTTCGGGGGCGGGTACTTATACCGCTGGAAACGGTCTACAACTAATATCCAATGCGTTTTCCGTCAAACTAAACGGAACAACTTTAGACGCAAGTGTCAGCGGATTAAAAATTGCTGATACTTATGCAGGGCAAACCAGCATCACAACGTTGGGAACAATTGCAACAGGAACGTGGGCGGCCACAGACGTTGCGGTGCTGCATGGCGGCACAGGTGCATCAGATGCGGCCGGCGCAAGATTAAACTTGTCAGCGGCAATTCTTGGTGCAAACAACGACATTACCAGTTTGTCGGCCATCACAGGCGCGATTGCTAGTCCAACTTACGTTCAATTCAATACAACGCAATCCCCATTGCCAACTGATGCAACGGGACGGTTGTATTACGATTCTACAGACCAGTTTCAAACCATGGTTTTCCAGATGAATGGAAACGTGGTCCAACACGTTGGCCAAGAACAGTTTTTTAGAATTAAATGCCAAGGGTCAATTACCAAAGGCCAGGTGGTTTCGTTTGCGGGTACGCTAGGCGCCTCTGGCGGCCTGATTGGTAAGGCGGCCACAGGCTTAACTGTTGACCAGGCTAATTTAATTTTGGGCGTGGCTGACGAATCCGGCAGCAATAACGATTGGATTTTTGTATCGTCGTTTGGTGAAGTTAAAAAAATCAACACAACGGGCGGCGCTGAAGCCTGGGTGCAAGGCCAGCTACTGTATTACAACCCAGCCGTTACAGGTGGATTGACCAAGACGAAACCCGCAGCACCCAATGCAATCGCCGTAGTAGCCGCTGTCGTTCATGTTTCTGCAACCGTTGGTATTTTATTTGTGCGCCCAACCTTTGGGTCCGTATTAGGGGGGACAGATGGAAACGTACAATTTGGCGCACTTAGCAACCTTGACGTTGTCCAATACAATAGCACCGCACAATATTGGGAAAACGTCCCAGCAAGTGGCTTATCTGTTAGTTATGCGGCCACAGCTGGTAGTGCAGGGTCAGCGACTACCGCCACAACAGCGACAAATTTGGCAGCTGGCGCAGCGGGAAGTGTGCCGTACCAAACAGGTGCCGGTGCTACTACGTTCCTTGGATTAGGCACAAGCACTTACCTAATGACCGCAGGGGTAAGCGCCCCCGCCTGGACTGATCCCGCCAGCGTAACGGTTGGAAATGCCACCAGCGCCACAAGTGCGACCACAGCAACGAATTTGGCCGGCGGTGCAGCTGCCAGTATCCCTTATCAATCTGCAAGCGGCATCACAAACTTTTTGGCGTCCACAGCTGGTGACGCAAATAAAGTGCTGCAATCAAACGGAACATCGGCCCCGTCTTGGGTGACGCCGACGGCTTATGCTACGGTGACCGATGACACTACTACTAATGCAACGTTTTACCCGCTGATTGCTAATCAAACAACCGGCAATTTAACAACCCAATATGTTAGTAGCACCAAACTGCAATTTAACCCATCGACGGGCATATTTATGGCCACAGGGTTTAGCGGGTCGGCCGCTAACCTTACGTCGGTGCCAGCTGGCCAACTGTCTGGCACTATCCCGTCAGGTGTCCTGGGCAATTCGACGGTTTACATTGGCACCACAGCCATTGCATTAAATCGTGGGTCTGCGTCGCAAAGCCTGACAGGCGTATCAATTGATGGCAGCGCAGGGTCAGCTGGCAGCGCAACAAATGCAACAAATGCGGCAAATATTGGGATTACTGACGACACAACGACAAATGCTGATTACTATCCTACATGGGTTACTAATACGACCGGCAATTTACCAGCCAAAGTAAGCAGCACTAAATTAAAATTTAATCCTTCCACCGGTGTTTTGACAACAACTGGCGGGATTGGCGGGGGTGCATTTTGAATTACACATGGACTATTCAGGGCGTAAAAGATACTGATGGGTTAATCACCCAGGCTAAGTATCATTGCCGCGCTGAAATAAAGGACCTATGGGTTGCGACTGAAGGGACGTGGTTTTTTGCAGAACCAAAATTGATGGTTCCATATGCTGATGTAACTGAAGACATGATTGTTAGCTGGATTAAAAAAGAAACTGTCAGGGATGGTAAAAATATGATTGAATCACGTCTGGCTGAACAAATTGACAACCTAGCAACACAAGCAGCGCCATCATTGCCATGGATGCCACAAGTGTTTACCCCCAAATTTGAGGAATAATTATGGCAGTCAACCTTTCCCCTGTATTCGGCGTTGCCGGACAATTATTTAACAACAATGGTGACCCATTAGCTGGCGGCAAAATTTATACTTATCTGGCCGGAACAACTACAAACACTAATGTATATACAAGTGTTAGTGGCGCGATTGCTCATACGAATCCAATTGTTTTGGATGGTGCGGGTCGTGTGCCATCAGGCGAAATTTGGTTGACCGACGGAATTACTTATAAATTTGTTGTTACAGATTCAGCTAATAATTTAATTGGTACTTATGACAATTTGTCTGGTATCAATTCAAATTTTATTAATTACACCGGTGAGCAAGAGATTCAAACGGCCACCGCGGGGCAGACTGTTTTTACACTTACTACAATGGAATACCAGCCAAGCACCAACAGCTTGTCGGTGTTTGTGGATGGCGTAAACCAGTACGGCCCAGGCGCTCAATACGCTTACGTTGAAACTAGCAGCACAGTTATTACGTTTGTAACTGGTCTGCACGTTGGGGCTTCGGTTAAATTTACCAGTACGCAAATTAACGCCGCGTCTTATGGCAATGCGTTTCAGATTAGTTATACACCACCGTTTACGGCTTCTGTTGCTACAAACGTAGGCGACAAATTAGCACAATATGTAAACGCCAAAGATTTTGGTGCTGTTGGTGATGGTGTGGCTGATGACACAACGGCGGTTCAAAATGCTATCAGTTACGCTGCAACGGTTAACGCACCGCTTTATATTCCTGAAGGAACATATCTACTGACGGCAGCAATTACCGTAAGTTCAGCAAACAGAGTTAATATTCTTGGCGCGGGCCGCAGAAATGCAATTTTCCT